ACGACTCTACTTTAACCTAATGTTCAATTTTTTGGTGGGCCGTATTGGGCTTGTAACGCTAAGTCAAGTGGAGTATCGCCACATGGTAGCGTTTCAGAAATGGCTTTCCGAGCCACAAGTGGTTAAGGGTCGCCGAATGCATTGGTCGCCTTCGACTGTTAACCGAGCTTTTCACAGCATCAAAGACTTTTTCATGTTTTGGGTGCGAAATGGAACCCGTGCAGATTCACCATGTCAGCACTTAAAAAACCTACCGGAGGGTGAGAACACAAGACGCCCTATGGAAGATTTTGAGTTTTGCTTGGTGCGCGAGTCGAGCCCTGACTGGTTTAAGCCGGTCGTGGAATTTATGCATTTGACCGCTTCGGCGCCGTCAAGCATTGGCCGGTTCACCTGGCGCGATGTGAATTTCGAGAATGGGTCAATAATCATTACTAGGCGGAAGGGCAAAGAGGCCAAATGGCGCCGCATTGCTTTTCCGATGATTGATGAGCTCAGGGCTTTGCTGGTGGCACAAAAAGAGCGCCATGGGGCTCAACCTGATCGGCACGTATTCTTGAACGAGCATGGCAAGCCCTTAACCGGGGATTGGTGTTCAAAAGTCGGAAACCGAGCAATAAAAAAAGCGGGGCTAAAGGGCCTGCAGCTTTACGGAATCCGTCATGCGCTGGCGTCTGAGCTGACTGACGCCAACGTCAGCATGGAAGTTATTCGTCAGCTCATGGGGCACGCAAATATTCGCACGACTCAGCGCTACACAAAACCAAAGACGGATACTTTGGCAACGGCGCTTACGCTTGTTCGTGGCGAAAATTTGCCACCAAACGTGCCACCAAAAAATGAGTGCGAACGCCTTGGTGGCACGGGTTCCTGATTAGGGGGGGTAAGTTGTTGTTTTTAGGGGGTTTTTTTTATTCGCCTTGGAGCGGGAGACGGGGCTCAAACCCGCGACCTTCGCCTTGGCAAGGCGTTTAGACCTAAAAATTTAACCTTTTAATATCGCTTGAATTTGTGCCCTTTTCTTTGTCATTACGGGTACTTATCGCGAAAAACTAAAAGACTACAATTTACTCAAAAAAACTTTAAACGACGCTTTGGTGGCACGCGTGCCACCAAAGAATTTAGGGATTTCTTTGGGGGGAAAGTGGCGCGAATTAACGTCGAAGAGCGATGGTGGTCTGATCCAAGACGAACAGAGCTAATTTTAAAAATTGGATATGAGGCAGACACGGCTGCGCTGAACCTATGGCGCTTGGCGCAGGAATTCTGGGCCAAAGAAAAAATGCTAGTTCCTATCGAGGTCTTTGAACGTATGCGCCACGCTAGCATTTTGGTGGAGGTGGGTTTAGCGGTCGTTCGGGAGCGTTCGGTTTACGTTCGAGGCAGTTCGGATCTGCTCGGATGGTTATCCGAACGACGTTCACAAGCACAAGAAGCAGGTCGAAAATCTGCCGAGGCTCGGCGCAAAAAGGCTGGAAGCGCCCAGCCAAAAGGCGGTAAAGGATACAAAAAAACCGAACGAGATCCGAACGAGATCCGAACGGAAGTCAACGGAACCGAACCCTCCTGTTCTTACTCTTACTCTTATTCTAGTTCTAATTCTAAATCTCGAATTAAAGAAAAAGGGGCGCTGCCGATTTCGCAATCGGCCCCGGAAAATGAAAATCCGGTTTCGGTTTATTGTGCAGAATGGAAAAGCAGAAACGGCAAAAGTCCCGATCTACGCGGTAAAGAAATCGGCCAGCTTCGACAGTTAGGCAAGGACTTGGGTCCTCCGAGAGCTTGCCAAATTATCCGAACCTACTTTCGAATGCCCGACTCGTTTTTCATAAAACGCGGCTACGACGTGTCGACAATGCTTTCGAACCTCGCCGCCATTCAGCAATTTGAGGCAAACGGAAAGGTAATCACCAGCCAGGTGGTGAAGCAGGTCGAAGAACAAGTCGACAAAATCCAGGGGACAAGAAAACGCCGTTCAATCGAAGAACTCGAAGATGAACGAAGACAAATGCTTGCGGACGCCGAGGGGGGAATAAATGGCGATCACAAAGTATCAGCTGAAATTGCAAATTGACCGACTCATTGATGTTTTCGGCGAAAAATCATTTTCAGACCAACGGGAGCTGATGATTTGGGAAGCGGTCGAAGGTTTGGCTTATCCGCAAGTCATTGGGATCGTGGATCACTTCATCAGGTCATCAAAAAACGCCCCATTGCCGCAGGATTTTGTCGAAGCAGCTAAGGGCTTCGAACGTCAAGGGCGTAAGCGGCCGTTAGGCGAATTGCAAGACGACGCGAAATGCGCTGACTGCGACGATTCAGGTTTTGTGATGATTGAACGACTAGAAAAATTTGAAAGTTGGGCTCACGCTGTGAGTGGTTCGGCGGCTTGCCATTGCACACGGGGTTCGGATGCTGTGAGAGCGGCTCGGGCGAATAGGTCGTCGGTCACCATCGGTCAATGGAATGACGCATGGAAAAGCTCGTATCGGATTTTTCGCAGCAAGCGAAAATTGGTTGGTTAATGGATTTTTTAATCGCTGCAATTGATGCAGTTATGCGGCGGCAAGAAAAAGGGGGACGAATGAGGCGATATAAACACAAAGAAAATGTCGTGATCGCGGAGCGATGGTTAGGCACGAACGAGAGTGAGAAGGCGATAAAAGCTTTGGGCGTACTCGTAGAGATCAATCCAAAAAACCAACAAATGTACTTTGGTGGTTCTTTCGGCGTGGAGATTTTGAGTCTCGGTGACTGGGTTGTTTTGATGGCTGGTCGCTTTACCGCATGGACGCATGAAGATTTCAAAAATCAATTCGAGCCGATCGTGGAGGGGTGATGGGCAAGGCCGGGGGACATGATTTTAAAATTCACTTAAAAAAACAAAACGAACCAAATGCGGCCTGCAATACCATAGCGGGTTTTTACCAGCCACTCTTAGTCACGGATGATTTAGCGAAGGTGACCTGTGGACGATGCACGAGAAAGATTTTTTTTAATAAGCAAGGTGGAAAAAAATGAGTTTTCAGCACGATCACATCGTACACCTTGTGATCCCCGGTCGCCCTGCAATTTTAAAAAATAGCAAGCGCGTGATTTCAAGGGGGGCTGGGCGGCGCGCAATCGTTTTACCCTCAATCACGTATGTAAAATGGGAACAACACGCTGCACTTTGGCTTCAGCGAAGTTTCAGGGGGTGTCTGATCGATTATCAGGTCACGGCAGAATTTCGATTTTTCTTTGAAAACAGGAAGTCCGAGCCGGATGTGTCGAATTTAATTGAAGGCCCTGCCGACGTGATGCAGAAGGTCGGAATTTTAAAAAACGACCGGCTGATCGTTCGGCTTACGGCTGAAAAATTCTTTGGCCACGATCCGAGAACGGAAATCGACCTTTATAGGAGGTTCCCGTGATCGGCCTATTCAAATCAATCGCTGCCAGAGCGAGGGGCCGCTCCAGCTCTTGGCCGGCGTTAAGGGATAAGCACCTAAAAGATAACCCATCGTGTGAAGCGTGTGGTCGCGTGAAGCGGCTCACCGTTCATCACGTGATTCCCGTTCATGTGGATCCGTCGCTCGAGCTTGATGAAAAAAACCTTATTACCTTGTGTGGCGTTTGCCATTTTGTGTTCGGGCATTTTTTCAGTTGGCGCAAGTTTAATGAGAGTGTGCGCGAGGACGTAGAACATTATCGACAAAAACTAGAAACCCATCACGAGAAGATGCTCGCCCGAGCAGTATCTCGTGACGAATCAAAAACAGAGGGGGTGGACTGATGGGCGATATAACTAAAGCCATGCGCGATCATTTTAAATACCGCACGGGGTATCACTTGTGGTGCGTGCATAAGTGGTCAAACAGAATACTGGATCTTAATGACCTTCGAATAGATCCGGTTTTGTTTTCAAGAGAACGTGATGAGCACGATCATTTAAAGTGGTTGGAGCCGGAATACACGCCTTACGTTTTAATTTCTTGGCAGTACAAATGTCGTAAGGACGGGGTTGAATTTAAATCAAACCAAAATCTCGTGGAGTTAATGCATCAGGCGACTTTTCATCACATAAAAAATCATAAGCATCATCCAGAATACTGGGATGATGAAGTGACAATTGAGGGTTTGAACAGGGGCGATCGTGACAAACCAAGTGCCGGGAGAGTAGTCGATGGCACTAAGATGCCCCTGACCTATGTTGCTACAATGGTCGCGGACTGGTTGGCGATGAGTGAGGAACTGGGTGGGCATCCGACACAGTGGGCAGATAGCAATGTGGGCGTGCGATGGAAGTTTTCAGAAGCACAAAGTTCCTTCATCTATGAATTGATCGAACGGGTCTGGGGACCTTGAAAGGCGAATATGTTTAACTGCTACTGGCACGGTTGGAGTCATATTGAACAACCTTGTCCTTTTTGCCATCCGGTTCACACTTTCTCAACTTCCAGCACTGACATAAAGATTGGCGAAAAATCTACTGCCTGGAATGAAATAGAAGAAATCCGCGCCGCTGCTGAACGTCTTGCCGAGGCGCTTGATTTTGTACGTTGCAACTTAGGAATTGTTGAATCTCCGCCGTTTCCAGCGCCAGTGGCTTTTGCAGCAGATAAAGCGCGTGAAGCCCTTGCCGAATACCGCGAGAAGTTTCCAAAGGGTGAGGCGTGAGTTTCGACACGATTCATTCACCCTTGCGGTCGCTTGGCGCTGACGAATGTCGGGCCATCTATTTAGTTGTGGCTTACTTTTCTGGCGACGCTAAAGAAGCAGCGAAATGGTTCAACACAAAAACCAAAGTTTTTAGTGCGAAACCTGTGACATTACTCAGAAGAAAACCAAAATTATTTCTCGCTTGGTGCGAGAAAAATTTGACGCCTTTCAATGGAAAATAATGGAGGGACAATGGTCACCAAGTGGCTCGGGCCGGGACTAACGGTCTATTTAACTGTTTCACTAATTTTCGTCATCGTTTCGCTTTCAGCTCTTTACTTGCTTTTTCTTCAGACCAAAAAGGTCGATGAGCTTACTCAGGCTGTGAAAAAAATGGCACTTAAGTCTGCAATTGATGCCCAGATCGACGGGGCCAAGCAAAAAAACGACTAAAGATCAACTAAAGCATAAAGCTAAGGCAATCAATAGTTACAATTCGATTCGGAGGAATAATGTCGGCTGCGAGTGTAAACCTGAAAGTGGAGCAGGGTGCGGATTTTTACCGCAAGCTGACCATCAAGGACGCTGATGGCGTGCCAATTGACCTGACAGAAAATGTGTTTCGAGGACAGATAAGAAAGAACGCTAGCGATCAGGTTATTATGGCCGCATTTACTTTTTCGATTCTTGATCAATCCATCCACACGGGTCAGGTAGAAATGAAGCTCTCGGCCGCCGAAACAGCCCAGCTACCTGCGGCCAAGCAGACGTCCGCTAAAAGGATAGTTCGCGAACTCGCATACGACGTGGAGCGCGTGAGCGCCGACGGGAGTGTGGAGCGTTTGATTGAGGGTTGCATTTCGTTGAGCCCTGAGGTGACGAAATGATCCTTGAGGTTGAGAAGCTTTGTTATGTCGCCTTACAAAATGAGGCCGTCAAAACTATAGAGCTTTTTGAACCCAATGCCGCATCGCGAGTGATTGGAATCACGGAGCGAGGCCCGCAGGGCGCAAAGGGTGACAAGGGTGATAAGGGAGAGGATGTCAGTATTTTTTCGAAGGGTAACTTCGTCGCATTGGCATCAAAGATTAACTTTTCTCAAGCTATTTCGGCCGTGTTGAACGGTAATCAAATAGATGTTTCTGGTTATGTTTTTACAACCCAAATTTTTCAATTAACCGACGAACAATTAGAGAGTGGCCAGGTCATTTTACCAAAATATCCTGAGTTGCCGAGCCTGGTTCGCCTCTTACCGGAAGGGGGTGTCGAACAGTTTAATGGTTTAGATTTCGCTGTCGCTGGGAATGTACTTACCTGGAAAAACCTCGGCCTTGATGGTTTTTTCGAAAAAAATGATCGAATTTTAGTCAGTTTTTAAAAAGGATTTTAAATGGCTCAACAAATTAAAAAGAAGTTTATCAAAGATGACGCGGTAGACGGCTTAAAGCTGTTACTGCTTGATGGTCAGGCGGTTCGCGCTAAGGATTCCGGAGGCGCTGCCGTTGACTTGTTAAAGCTGGACGTTGACGGCGATGTTGCCGCAAAAGGTGCTAAGATCGCTTATAAGAGCGAAATTGAAGAACTTGATGGACGTTTAGACATCATCGAAGGTGCGGACAACGTCGAAGGATCTGTCGCTAAGGCTGAGAAAGATGCCAAGGACTATGCAGATCAAAAGGTTGCTGAGCTTGTAAATTCAGCGCCCGAAGTTCTCGATACTCTAAAAGAGCTCTCCGATGCTCTTGGTGGTGATGCTAATTTTTCAGCCACCATTTCGGGTCAGATCGGTGAACTCGATGGCCGTCTGGATACTTTGGAAGGTGACGCACTCACATCCGGCTCCGTGGCTTACGCAGTCGCAGCAGAAGCTACGTTGCGACAGAACGCTGATGATGCCCTGAGCGGAAGATTAGACGCTCTCGAAGCTGATCCCGTCACAAAGACTTACGTTGATGCTGCTGACGTTGCTCTCGATGCTCGCTTAGATGCTTTGGAACTCGACAGCGTGACAAAAGCTTATGTCGATTCTGCTGATCAAGCTCTTGATGGCCGACTCGATGCGCTCGAACTCGATGCGGTAACAAAAGCCTATGTTGATGCCGCTGACACTTTGATCGACGGTCGTGTGACAACTTTAGAGACTGAAATGGATACGGCGCAAGCTGATATCATTTCGCTCGATGGGCGAATGACGACCGCGGAAGGCGAAATCGATGCTGCACAATCTGAGCTGATCAGCCTCGATGGACGATTGGACATTATTGAGGGTGCTGACAATGTTGTCGGTTCTATTGCAAAAGCCGAAAAGGATGCGAAAGATTACGCTGATCAAAAGGTCGCTGATCTAGTTAACAGTGCGCCAGAAACGCTCGACACTTTAAAAGAGCTTTCGGACGCTTTGGGCGCCGATCCTAATTTCGCCACAACGATCAGCAATCAGATCGGTGGTCTTGGTGGTCGTTTAGACACATTAGAAGGCGATGCTTTGACTTCCGGCTCTGTAGCTTACGCTGTAGCTGCTGAAGCGTCTTTGCGCGAAGCTGCTGACCAAGCTCTCGATGCGCGAGTCACTACGGCTGAGAGTGACATTGTCGCTCTTGAAAGCAATAAGGCAGCAATTGAGCTTAATAATTTGGGTGTGACTGCGATCAATGCTGATCTGTTGCCCGAAAGCGATTTGACAAAACAAATCGGTAGTTATGAGCTTGGCTTTAAACGCATCGTTGCAAGCCAGATGGTCGCTGGATCTTCTTCTTTCGCTTTCACAGGCGATACCGTCCAGGGGCAAAATACTATTACCAACATTGCTGAAGAGCACTTTGAGAACCTAAAAGTTTTTCAACAAGTGAGCGGCGATGGCGTCAATGACTTTGCGCTTATCAGCAGCATGACAAGTGTTGTTGATGGCGTTTTTAGCATTGTACTTGATGCACCTTGCTCAGCAACGGCCTCAGGAGTTTCGCTTTATGCAATTAACTTCTTAGGAAACAAGAGTTTTGACAGCACTACCGGACCTTCAGGTTTTGCGACTTTTCGCTCAGGTAATGCTCCCGCAAAAACGGGCGTCATTCAGATTCGCTCTGGTAACGTAACAAGCGGCACTGCTGCTTCTGGAACAGTTACAATCAAATCTGGTAACGTGAAAACTGGCGGAACCTCTGGCGATGTTGTTGTTCAAACCGGATACGGTAGCGACAATCGCGGCGAAATCAAACTCGATGGGTCGCAAGTTAACGTCAACTATAAAAAAATCGTGAATCTTGAAAATCCTAGCGATGACCAAGATGGCGCGACGAAATATTACGTTGACGAGCAGATTGGAATCGCGAACGATGACATCTCCGCACTTGACGTTCGGGTTGGCGCTCTTGAATCCGCGACAGATGGTCCAGAATTTTTTAAGAAGAAAATCGTGATGGATCAGGCTGTAACTTTAGCTTACGTCGATCTTGATCACGAAGCTGTTCCGAACAGCATCGTGCTTGCCAACGGGCGCGTGATGGGTCACTTGGGCGAAGATTTCTCGCACTCGCTTGAGGGTGGAGTTTCTCGACTCACTTTCATCAACGATTTTGCAAGCGGCGGAGTCGAAGCTGTCGAAGACGGCGATTCGATTTTTGTCACTTACGCAGTTCTTGCTTAATTATTAGTCTTTCCCTTGGCCCTTCCCTCGGTGGTAGGGCCTTTTTTTATGGGCGAGGAATGGCAAAAAAAAAGAATGAATTTGTGATTGTCGCGCAAAACCTTTCGCAAACCATTGCGCATTTGATGTTTGAATTTAAACTCACGCCTAATGCTGTAAAATCAATGGTTGCTGGAATTTGTGTGGCCCTGCAATTGGAACAGGTGAGGCGACAAAAGGCGAAAGACATTCATCTTAAAAAGTAGACCCTACTGGATTTCACCGTTTTCAGTCATTACCCCAATTTCAGATTCAATTCGCTCAACGTAAGCCTTTAAGGCTAAGTAAAACTTCATCAGGTTAAAATCAGTGTCACTTTCAGCTACTAAAACCACGCGGCAGCGGTTTTTATTGGGCTGCATGGAAAAACGAACGTCCGAAATGTCGCACAGTTCAGCAAAATATTGTTCCTCGGCTCCGTTTCTAAATTCGTCTGAGTCGTCCATAGCAATTTCAAATCCTACACTGCGGGTGGATCCATGAACACGATCTTGATGAAAAAAACTACTGACCCCTGGACGGCCTGTCGAAAAATGGTTTTTACGGCTGATGAAAAACACCGAGGTGACCGTTTGGGTAGAGTGTATTGTGCTCCGTTCGTGGTGGGATCATGGGAAGGCCGCGAAAGGGTTGCGCTTGATAGCTGTGCGGCCGGGGATGTTGTGGTCAGCCTTCGGTTTTTCACTCTTAACTCAAATTCTTGAGCCAAACGAAGAACGCTTTAACAAAGCACCTCTGACAATTTGGATCGGTCAACATTCTAAAGAAAAATATAAAGATATTCGAGAAAGATATAAGCGGGCCCCTATCGTTCCTGACCTCACTCGCATCATTGAGGACCGCATAGCTGAATGGCATCAAAAAGTTTTGGAGTCAGAAAACTAGACTAATTATTTGTCGAAAAATAAAAATTAAAGGCCCATGCTCAAGCAATGGCCTTACTGACAATAAAATCGCAAAAATTTTTGTGCAAAAGGCATCGAACTCCTCATGGATGAGCGTGAGTTGTTTGACGTTAACGATGTCGTCTTTGACATCAAACAAAATACTCGAAAAGGTTTGCTCATTCTGATTGCGCATAGTGATGCGCACTGGACACTCATGCGTTATTATCTTGCTTTTAAGCTTTACGTTTGCAAACTTGAGCAGGAAATGGGCATCATGGAGGAGCCTCCAGATGAACAATAAAAAAACTATACATTTTTATTAAAGTGGAATTTTTGTGGACAAAGATGACAAAGTGACAATCTCACTAACAAATAGTGAAGACAAAAAAACTGTGACAATGGTGATCAGCTCACCCGTAGCAATTTCTTACAAGGAACTTTTGGAGCATCTTGACTTTTGCTATCACGAATTGAAGCGCGCGCTTGAACAAAGGAGCTCGAGTTCCTGCGAGAACTAATTCTATGCTTGTTTAACGCATAGTAAATTGAACTTTCATGTATATTGTAACGACATGATAAATAACTATAGCTGGCGCCTAAGTCCCTAAAAGCTTTCATTTCAATGATCATCTCTTTAGTTATCTTATTCCTATTTTTTTTCACTAATGATCTCTAGCAATTTTCTAACTTTGATTTGTTCGTCTAAATTTTTCTTAAGAAAAAAAAGTGCGAAAAGCGCAAAAATTATAAAAACAAGAGAAACAGACAAATAAGTTAGCAATCCGGGACCCACATATTTCATCATACAAGTACAACAAGAATAAAAGTCATCGAGAGAAGAATTAAAGATTCCAACACTGCTGCGACGATAAAAAATATGTTTTTTTTCAAGATGCACCTACTCAGAAAAATAATTTAAATTTTGTCGTGAATGGGTTTCGAGTGTGCGGCCGGGGATGTTGTGGTCAGCCTTCGGTTTTTCACTCTTAACTCAAATTCTTGAGCCAAGCATGGGTAAAAACCTACTGCCTCAGGACTCTTTAGATGAGATTTATTGAGAAGCTAGCCGGCCTTGTTTTCATTGGCCGTGACGATTGCCAGGATGCGGTCAAGTTCCTGGTCCATTACCTTCCTCATGCACTCAGCGACGCGGACCTTGTGGATTTCCTTTAACACGTCGTATTTGTGTTTTGTGCTAGGCTCAACCCAAAGGGTGATTGTTTTTTCTAGTCGCCTGCCTTGGGCCCTTGGGATTTGTTCAAACAGCTCATCCATGGTTTTGAGTAAAGTGCCTCTCACCTGTGTCGGTCAAGACGGCCTTTAACTAAAGATAGACTTTAGCTATCGTGCGCTAGGTGGATGATGAAAAATGCCGGGATGGAAATTCAAATTCACTGCGCCCATAAAGACGTTTTGCCGATTGCTGAACTCAAAAAGAAGTTTCACCCGAAAAACCCGAACGTCCACCCGGACGAGCAAATTGAGCGGATAGCTAAAATCGTCAAGGCTCAAGGGATAAGAAAACCGGCCACCATTTCTAACCAGTCCGGCCTTATTACCGCAGGCCATGGACGAATCCTTGGCGCCGAACGTGCGGGGCTCACGCATTACCCAGTGGACTACCAAGACTATGCGAGCCCGGAACTCGAGTACGCAGATTTAACGGCCGACAATGCCGTGGCAGCGTGGGCCGATTTGGACTTGTCGTCGATCAATCTCGAGGTGCCGGAGCTGGGGCCGGACTTCGACATTGATTTGCTGGGCATCAAAGACTTCGTTTTGGAGCCTTCTGAAAAGTTGGAGCCTCAGTGCGACGAGGACGAAGTGCCCGAGCACGTCGAGACAAACACAAAGATCGGCGACATTTACCAGCTGGGTCATCATCGTTTGATGTGTGGCGATTCGACGAGCATTGAAGCAGTTGAAAAGCTGATGAATGGAGAAAAGGCATCTGTCTGGGCAAGCGATCCGCCCTACGGAATAAATCACGTCGAAGTTGCCAACGAAAAAGGTCAGGCTAAGGGCTACAAGAAAATTGCGAATGACGAGAAACAAGACGAAGAACTGCGCGAGTTTATCTTTTCTGCAATATCGGCAAGTTTGCCGTTTATGAAAAAAGGATTCGCTTTCTATATGTGGCACGCAATGAAAATGCAGGCATACTTCTCGCAAGCCGCCGCCGCCGCCGCCGCCGCCGGAATATTATTTCATCGCCAAATTATTTGGGTCAAACCACGATTCGTGTTTGGTAGAGGGCAATATCACTGGAGGCACGAGCTGTGTCTCATGGGCTGGCTTCAAGGGGACGAGCCGGCGTTTTACGGAGAAAAAAATCAAAGCACAGTTTGGGAAATCGGGCGAGAGAATGACAAAATTCACCCAACACAAAAGCCAGTGGCAATTTGGGAACCTTCGATTTTGAACCACACAAAAACTGGAGAAATAGTTTATGAGCCGTTTGCCGGATCTGGCTCAAACCTGATTGCTTGCGAAAAGAACAGCAGGCGATGTTTCGCCATGGAACTCGAACCGCACTACTGCGACGTGATCGTGGCCCGTTGGGAGGCTTACACGGGCAAAAAGGCCGAGCTTTTGGGGCGCCCATGAGGAAAAAATCCGACTTTGAAAATGCCTGCAAATGCCTAAAAGACGTTTTGTTCTGTCTCAATAGCTCATGCGGCCTCTCACCTGATGCAATAAGGCGTATTGTTGATGGTTTCTTGGTTTCTCTTGCGGTTGATAACCTTTACTCCGCGGCGGTGATATCCGGCCAAAATAGGGAATCACCAAAGTGAGCAATCTCAGTCCAAGCGAGCAAAAAGTGGCAAGCTTAGTCGTAGCTGGTTTTTCGAATAAGGAGATCGGCAATAAGCTATTGGTCACGGAGAAAACAGTGAAGTTCCATCTAACGAATATTTATGCAAAGCTTGGCGTGAAATCGCGGACTCAATTGATCGTTGGCTTTTTAAAAGGCCAACGGGACGACAATGAATTCTTTCGATTAATGATTTCATTACTAAAGGGCGATATCAACCCACAGCATAGTTTCTTGAACCACGATGGGGAAAAATGAAAAGCCTTACAAAAAAAATCCAGCCAACCCGGGAGGGTTTAAATGGCTATGCACGCAGGACCTATAGGACTATGAGCAAGAGGAACTCGTTAAACAATGGCTTAAGCGTGAAGGGCGAACTGACGAATTTGATTTCAGACATATCAATCGCAAAGGGCGTGCTCGCAATACTCTCGTCAAGGCTTCAATCTCTTTCGACCAACGAGTCAGAGAAGATGGCGAGTCAACATACGCCGATTTTATTGCAAGATCTGACGGACTTGATCTGGAGTGTGGAACAGAGGAGCATGATCCTGAAAGAGAACTCTAAAAAAAATGAAAACCATACCTACAAAGCGCGAAAAAAACGACGGTGTTTTAAATGTGCGGATCCCGAAAGAAGTGTTGAAAAAGTTGAAAAAGAAAAATGTCGATGTGGCCGAGTTGGTCAGGGCAACCTTAAAGGATGCAGCGGACAGCCTCGAATAAAGTCGAGGCTTAGATTCCATAAAGTCCTAGGCGATCTAAAACTTTATGGGTGGCGCGTCCAAGGCTAAAAATTGATTCCAAGCTGGTAAAAAGTCTCGCGGGTATTCACTGCACGACCGATGAAATTGCCATCGTGTGCGGCGTTTCAAAAGACACGATCGAGCGCCGATGCATGAAAGAACTTGAGGCCGGTAGGGCTGAGGGTAGAGCATCGCTCAGGCGACTTCAATGGGCGCAGGCTCAAAAAGGCAACGTGTCCATGTTGATTTGGCTTGGCAAACAAATCCTCGGCCAAAAAGACCGCCATTTCGACGACGAGGGCGACGGCAAGCCCATCGCCTTACTTTATAACCTGGACGAATAAATGCTCTCGGGCACTCCGAGTTTAAGTGAGTTTGATCCGGCGGCAATCCCTTGGCAGCTTGATCTTATTAAAAACATCAGGAAAAAATTCGACTATTCCAAAGGATTTCATGACGTGCTTTTGAGTGGAACCGTGGGCTCTGCTAAAAGTATGATTGGCGCACACTTAGCCTTAACTCACTGCCTAATTTATCCGGGCGCTAGACTTTGCTTGGCCCGCCGAGCGATGCCTGACTTAAAAGACACCATCTTTTCGAAAATCCTTGAACACGTTGGCGATGATTTAAAAGAAGGCCGTGACTATTGGGTCAATGAATCACGTGCGCAGATTCATTTTAGAAATAAGTCGAAAATTATTTCCCGCAGCTGGGGTGATAGAAAATCAAAAAAAGCCCGCTCGCTTGATTTATCAGCGCTCTTGATTGAGGAATTGACCGAAAACGAGGACGAAGAAGACCAGCGTTCGATTGAAGAATTAAAGATGCGCCTTGGTCGTGTGGCGGGTGTCAAAGAAAACTGGTGTGTGGCAATGACAAACCCGGATGCACCTTCGCATTGGGCTTATAAATACTATTTTGAGGCCGACCAGGACCCAAACCGGCACGTCATTTTATCCACGATGGACGAAAACCCGTTTTTGCCCGCCTGGTACAAAGACAGTCTTCTTCGAAACCTAGATCCCAAGACCGCCGAGCGGATGGTTTTTGGCAAGTGGGTCGAAATCAGAGGAGAGGTGATTTACCACACCTATGATCGCCAGGTGAATTTTACGCCGAGCCGATACACGATCGATCCGCAACACCCAATTCGGATCAGCTGGGATTTTAACATAGGCGAGAGAAAACCCCTTTCAGCCATACTTTTTCAATACATCGATGGTTGTTTTCACTGGTTTGATGAAGTGGTCATCCATTCAGCCATCACGGAAGAATCGTGTGCCGAAATGGCTGCGCGTGGGCTTTTGGACTTTGATGCAGTTTATATTATCCACGGCGACGCCACGGGCAAAGCCCGGTCCACTAATGCCAAACACTCCAACTATGAAATTATTCGCCAGTTCTTCGCAAACCATCTAACGCGAGACGGCCGAAGGATGCGATTTCAAATGGAGGTTTTAAGGTCTAACCCTGCCATCAGGGAGCGGCATCGGCAGATGAACGGACACTTTAAAAACGCGCTCGGCGAGGTCAGATCAATCGTTTATGGGCCATGCAAGACGGCCGACGAAGGGTTTAGATTAACTAAACTCAAAAAAGGGGGACAATACACCGAGGACGACTCCCTATCCTTTCAGCACATTACAACGGCCGCGGGTTATGGGCTTGTCTCCACTTTGATTTTTAATCAATCAAAGGCGCAGCGTTTTGAGGAATTGTGATGGCACTAAGAAGCGACATACCCGATCTAATCCGAATCTGGCGCGATCAGGCGCCGACCTTAAAACACAATGAAACCCTTTTCGCAATTTCTGAAGGCGAACTTCTGCCATTTGTTTTGGCCGATTTAAAGGTCCAGCTGTCAGAAAATTCCTATGAACGCATTAAGCACCGCGTGCCGCCGATCAACGTGTTAATTCGCATAGTGGATAAGTTATCGAAAATTTACATTCGTCCGCCCCTCAGAACCGTGGTGGCTGGAAAAAAACGCGATCAAAAAGCACTCAGCGATTTAGTGCGGCTCCTTGATTTTGACGTTGCTATGAGTGAGGCGAACTCGTTTTTTAATACGTTCAAAAACACCTGGGTGGAGCCTTATCTTTACCGAGGAAAGCCTTGCGTTCGCTCAATTCCATCAGATCGATTCTTTCTTCACTCGATTGACAAGGTGGATCCGACAAGGCCCACTCATTTCGTGAAAATCATGGGCGTGGATCGAGTATCTGGCGAGACCGTTTTTTACGGTTACACGGATGAGGAGTTTTTGATTTTTGATTCAAGCGGTGCGGTTTTAAGCGAACTCATGGCAGCGGCCGGAAACCCTGACGGCGTGAACGAATACGGCGTTTTGCCAGGGATTTATATCAATCGTTCTAGGCATTCGCTCACGCCAAAAATCGACACTGACACTTTGAACATGACAAAGCTCATTCCTGTGCTTTTGGCTGATTGTAATTTTGCGACTATGTTTCAATCATTTTCAATCATTTATGGAATCGACGTAAACGATGAAAATCTAAAGATGGCGCCCAATGCGTTTTGGAGTTTCAAGTCAGATCCTTCGCGTGAAAGTCAGCCGCAAATAGGCGTCTTGAAGCCAGAGGTCGATACAGACAAGGTGCTTGGTTTGGTAAAAGCCGAGCTTGCCATGTGGCTCGAATCAAAAGGAATCAAGCCTGGGTCGGTTGGAACCATGACGGTCGATAACGCGGCTTCTGGTATTGCGAAAATGATTGATGAGTCAGACACGACAGAGGACCGCAAGAAACAGGTTTCAATTTTTGCGCCCCGTGATGCTGAGTGTTTAGAATTAATTATTAATCACATGATGCCCGTTTGGCGAAACGATCCAATGTTCAACGCGGACATTTCACTTTTCGGTGAGGGCTATGACATTACAACCGAATTTCCAGAGCAAAAGCCCATTGTTGATGAAGGCGTCGCCACTGATACGGAAATAAAAAAGCTTAACGCTGGCCTTACTACGAAAAAGCGCGCAATCAAAAAACTCAATCCAACGATGACCGACGATGCGGTCGACGAGCTTTTAAGTGAAATCGCTCAAGATCAATCACCTAAGCCTCCGCAGCCCAATGTCATGCCTTTAGAGCAGACACAAACTCAAACGGTTCCGCCAGAGGGGGCGTAATTGTCGGCAAAATGGCAGCGGGTAAAGATCGCAATTCCCGACTACCTTTCGCCTGACGAGAGACAGGCCTTGGCGTTTGAGATTTTAAATTTCATCAGGGAACGCACGCAAAAGAAAAATGTCGACAAAAATAACCGGCCATTCCCAGCCTATTCCTCGAGCTACGCGAAAAGTCTTGATTTTAAAATCGCTGGAAAGTCCAAAGGTTCAGTGGATCTGACGCTCTCAGGAGATATGCTTGGCGCTCTGGATCTTTTGAGCCACAAAAAAGGCGAGCTATTAATCGGCTTTGAAAACGGAAGCCAAGAAAACGCGAGGGCCGATGGGAACATACGCGGCACCTATGGGCAGTCGAAGCCTAACTCAAGCAAGGCTCGCGATTTTCTTGGTATCTCGCCAACTGATTTAAAGACCATTTTGAAAAACTATCCAGCAAACAAAGACCTCACTGATTATGTCGAGGCGGTTTTAAATGTGGCGAAGTCACCAGACAATGTGGAAATCGGTACAGTTTCACTCGATGATGGTGAGGAAGATTAGATCATGGCTAGTTTTGGTAAGGCTAAGCTGATAATTCAGCAGGCACTTGAGAGTTTGTTATCGAAAGAATACTTGCGCGAGATCGGTGTAGAAGCTTCGAACCTGATTCGCACCCGCACGCGCTTAGGTTATGGAGTGGAGAAGGCCGGCGCCGAAAGGCAAAAACTCGCCCCACTAAAACCAAGCACCAAAAAACGCAGAAAAAAACTTCAACTAAATGAAAACACTAGCCCAGGTAAATCTAACCTCACCGAGACAGGCCAACTATTATCGAGCATAGCCGTACTTGAAGTGTCTAAAACCAGTGTGACAGTTGGTCCAAAGGGCATACGCACGGATAAAAAGAAAAACGAGGATATAGCGGAATGGCAGGCTAAAGGTGACCCAAGTAGGAACCGCGATGCGCGTCCGTTTATATCGCTCTCGAAGGTTGAACAAAAAAGGTTAAAGGAAAAGGTCCGAAAGGACCTGGAAAAAAAACTAAAAAAAGCTCTGGTTAGGGCAAAATGAGGTTAGAATGTCTGAGGATAAGAGCGCCGGTGGCGCCGATGCAGGTTCCAGCGGAACCGAAGAAACTCAAGAACAAACAACTGAGCAGAAGGTAGCATACGAGACCTACAAGAAAGTCTTGGATGAGAAAAAGAGCTTTCAAAAAAGGCTCGATGAATTTGAGCGCAAGGCTAAAGAGCAGGCCGATGCCCAGCTCAGAGAAAAAGAACAGTACCGCGAACTATATGAAGCTAAGGAAAAAGAGTTTCAAGAGATCGCAGAGCGACTGAAGGTGAAGGAAGAAGAAACGCAGAACTATCAAAAGATGGGGGCGTTTTTAAAAAACGTAACCGGCGACATTCCCCAGCAGTATTGGGGTTTGATTGAGCTTGGTAAAATTGTGATCGACGAGACGGGAAAGGTGGATGAAACATCTGTCAAAAAGGCAGTGAAGGATTTTGAGAGACTTTATCCAGAAGTTATAAAGCGTGCGAAATCCACCATGCCCAATGACGCAGCCACCGGAGCTAAGGGCTCGCTGTCTTATGATGAATGGTTAAAGCTGCCTTACGATGAAAAACGTAAGCGGCAAAAGGATGTGCAGATTTAAGTTTTAAGTTTAAGGAACCTTGAAGAAACGCTCCCGTGGAGCACCCAGATCCCCTGTGGGGTAAATCGGTTAAGGGTTCAGGAAGAAATCTAAACCAAGACGCCACAATGGAGGAATTTCAAAGATGGCTCAAACAAACATAACGACCGTAGCAAATCAGATTCAGAAATTTTGGTCCCCGCTTTTTATGGACGAGCTCCGCGCAGCCATGTTGCTCGCTGGTCTCGTCAATAAGGACTATCAGGGCCAGATCGTCAAGGGCGGCGACACCGTTCGCGTTTCCCAGATTAACGCGCCCGCCGGCGAAAAGCGCACAATCGGCACTAACGCCGATCAGTTCGAAACCGAACAACTTTCTTTAAGTTACGTGGACATAAAGGCCGACAAGCGCGCCGTCGCCGCTTATGAGTTCGACGATTTGTCCGCGCTACAATCGCAAATTGATGCAGAGATGAACGGCGGTCCAGGATCCAAAATTCGCGAAGCCCTAGTTTACGCCGTAAATAAGCAAATTAACGAACATCTTTACAGTCTAGTTGCCCCGTCGGCTTCTGGTCCCGATCATCTGCTCCAAGGCGTGACTGATTTTAATAAGTCGCAAGTCTTGGCAAATCGCCTGCTCGCTTCCGCTTCCAAGTGGGATAAGACCAAAGGCTGGTGGATTTTGGCCGATCCGTCTTTTTATAACGATCTTTTGTCTGATACTACTATGGTGAGCCAAGAGTATGTTGGCGGTGGCGAAGCTCCCGTCGTTGGTGGGCAAATCGTTCAAAAGCGTTTTGGATTCAACATCCTCGAGGACAATGCTTTGGCCGTGGATCAGGCTCTTGTGTTCCATCCTGATTTCTTGCACCTGGTTACGCAGACTGCTGTTCAGTTTAAAATTTCCGACCTGCACTCGCAAAAGAAATTCGGCTTTGTTATCTCTGCCGACATTATCTTCGGTGCTAAGCTCGGGATCTCTGGCGCCAAAAAGCACATTTTAAACACAGCTTCCGAGGATTCTGCAGTCGTCGTGATGGCTTAATTGGAGAGGGCTTGGAAGTGGTAAAGGCTTTAGTGTCTGACGATATAAGGATGCTTGAAAAAAAGCTTCAGTCACTTCCGAGCGGCTCTATTATTCGTGCGATTTACGGCCACCACGGCCGACACGTGGCGTGGGTGATTTTGCCCGCGCCAAAGGTGGCAAAGAAACATAAGGGTCAAAACGGAGAATAAGCGGTGCTGCAAAACAACCGAGTCATTTTTAAAGACGCTTCAGCTCGAATTGACCTAAGCATCCCAATGAGTGATTTCCTTGAAACCACCGGCGTCACGCTGAATTATCAGAGCACGCAAGATGCACTTTTCATTGGATCAGATCTGCCATTCAATCATCGCTGGTTCGAATTAAAATCAGCTAACACGTCAACAAGCGCCATTAACATAGAAATTTGGAACGGCAATACCTGGAAACCTGCGGTTGATGTTATCGACATGACTGCGGTCGGTGGAAAAGCATTCTCAAAATCCGGCATAATTTCCTGGACGCCAGACAAGTATGAGAGCTGGTTTCGCGAAGAATCCACTGAGGATATTCCCGAGCTTTCGAGTTTAAAAATTTATGACCTGTTTTGGGTAAAGCTGACGTTTGACCAAAATCTTTCTAGCGCGACATCCCTAAAATACATTGGGCATAAGTTTTCGGACGACAAAGAGTTGTTCGCTCGCTACGCCCACCTGGCAAACGAGGACCTAATCTCAGCCTTTGCGGAGGATAAAACCAACTGGAATGACCAGCATTTTATTGCGGCCGAAGAACTCATTCAGCACTTAAGAGCCAGCCGCACGATCATTTCGCCAAATCAAATCCTTCGCTGGGAACAGTATAAAATAGCGGCCCTTCACAAGTGCGCCGAGGTCATTTACCGCTCGCTCGGTGAGGACTACGCCACGGAAATGAAGAACGCCCAGGCGGCATTCCAAAAAGCCATGGAAATCGGCTCGCAAAACATTGATCGAAACCTTAATGCCACGCTTGAATTTTCAGAAAAAAGCTCTGCAACGGAGTTTATGGATCGATGAACACCCTGGCAAAGATTCATCAGTTTTATCTGGATCGCATCGCAGAAGTCTTGCCCTATCACAGACGTCTTTCAAATCCCTATAAGCCTGATGAAAATCCGAACATTATTTTGCGTCAGGGCTTTGGCGTGACCATTGGCTCTGCATCGACGGCTAAAAGAACAAATCAACCCATGCTGACAATCAACCGGACTTTTAGTGTCGTGTTGACGAGGGAGTACGTTGCGCGTGAGGACGATGGTCCGGCAAAGGCCGTGTTCGAAAAAAATCTCATGCTCGATGCCGCGGCAATCGCCGCGGAAATTGAGGCCAACTGGTCGATGGATGGTTTGATCCTTCGCTCGCGGTTCACTGGTGATACTGGAATCGAATACGTGACCACAGAAACAGATCGATTTTTAAAAACCGTGATCGACTTTGAAGTGGAATACTTCGCAGGTGGTGACAATGATTGCTAAAACCACGGACGGGCTTTGCTTCCTACACACGTCTGACGGTGTTAAAGGCCGTTCAAGGATGGGTGGCTGTGGGAAGCGTTATTTTCTGGGGCGGTGTGCGTGGCCTTAACTCTCACCACCGCAGCCTTAAACGCGCTCTCTGGGTCTGCGAAAGAGCCCAACATCGTCTTAAAGATCGATGGTGTATCGACTATTTTCGGATCGCAAAAGGTAAATGCTTACTCATCCACGGGCGAGCTGGTGGAAATTTCCGATCAGGATAACATCATTACCTTAGACGGGACGTCGACTTCGATTAAGCAAACGCTCAACGTGGACAAAGCCGAAGGTTCCACGATTTCAACGGTTGCGATCGCTCTAATGGATGACGGCTATGCGACTCGGCTAATTACGCCTGGGGAAATCGTGGACGATCTTCTGATGAGACAGGCCAAGGTTTACTTGGGTTTCAATCAAACCGGATTTCCTGACGACTATGTGACTATTTTTCGTGGCATAATTACCGATATTACGGCCGATCCCGGCAAAATTGTTCTACAATTAAATCATGCCGACGATAAAAAACGTACGAACATCTTTAAGGCCTCAGAAACCAAGCTAACTGCTGAAATTGATGCCACGACCGCAACGATACCAGTCGAATCAACGGCCACTTTCTTAAGAAAAAAAGACTACCCGCCGGGCGTCTATGATTTGAGTTTCGAAAGCTACTTTAGAATCGACGACGAAATTATTAGATATGACTCCATTGATTCCTTAGGCAATTTTACCGGCGTAGTGCGTGGCGCTTACGGGACGCTAGCTGCAAGCCATTCAAGCGGTACGACCGTGACCGCACAATACAGACTTTTTGGGAACGGCATTGATTTGGCGCTAAAGATTATGGCCTCGGGCAGTTCTGAAACTCCATCGGCCGCGGTGATTGGCCCGCAAAATAGTCACAAAGACCTACCAGTCACGTCAATAAACGTAGGCGATGCTGAACGCTACGACAATGCGCTTTATTTCAAAGGCGTCAATATCTCCGAAGAGTACGGTCTTGTCGCTGGTGATTGGCTTGATGTTTTATCAGGATCCACGCACCTAGAAAACCAGGTTACTTATAAAAAAATAGCTGAGATCATCGAAGGCGCTCAGGGCGATTTTGTTCTGATTGAAGATGTGTCTTTCGTTGATGACACATCTAGCGGAATCAAAGCCTCATTTGTTAGCCAGTACGCCACACTTCCCGATGGGTGCAGGCTGAGGCCCGACGAGATTGATGTGTTTGAGCACTTAAGGCTTTACCGACTTTTTTTGAATTCAGTGGAATACGATTTTTTCTTAAAAGAGGGAATCGAGGAAGCCAAGGAATGGCTTGAAAAACAGATTTATGCACCGATGTCTTGCTTTTCCCTGCCCAGAAAGGCTCGGGCAAGTGTTGGTTATCACATCGGCCCAATTCCTGGCCAAGACATTGTTACCTTTGATAAATCAAACATCAAAAGCCCAAGCCAGCTAAGACTTAAGCGTTCGAGTAACAAGAATTTCTTTAATGAAATTGTATTTAAGTATGATGAGGACCGGCTCGAGGATAAGTTTTTAACTGGTTACATTACGATTTCCGCCGACTCGAAAAATCGAATCAAAAACGCGCCTAACCGGACGCTGACTCTTGAAGCCAAAGGCATGAGGACTGAGCTATCGGCCGATAACATAGCCCTGATTCAAGGCCGCAGGCGAATCAAACGCTATGAGTTTGGGGCGGAATCTATCAGTTTTGATTCGCTTTTGAGCTCTGCTTTTGCTGTGGAAATTGGCGATATTATTTTATTCGATGGCTCTGAACTTTATTTGCCTGACACAAAAACGGGAAAAAAGGGTTTAGCGCCCAGGTTTTTTGAAATCGTGAACAAAGACCTTCAGCTCAAAACTGGAGACGTTCGCTTTGAGGCAATTGATACAAATTTTAGCGGATCTGCCAAGTATGGCCTTATCGGACCTGCATCTAAGATCAAGTCTGGTATTTCCAGCACAAAGTTTGTGATTGAAGAGTCCTACGGCTCTCGCTTTGGCAGTTCCGAATATTTGAAATGGGTGGGTCTTAAAAAATGCTCTGTGAGGATTCGCAATGCTGATTTTAGCATTGTCGGTGATACGGTGATTCAATCCTTTACTTCCAACACGGTCACAGTTTCTCCGGCTTTAGCCTTTGAGCCTTCCGTCGGGATGATAATGGAACTCACGAAATATGACGATCCCGACGTCACTGAGCAGGTAAAGATGATTTACGTCCATTTGAAAAACACGGATTTTGACGATGGAAAAAAACAGTTTCAGCTTTTGTGAGGTGATTCGTGGCAGATGTTCCAAGTAATTTAGAAAAAATAAATACGGTCGAGATCAGCGAGGATAGCCCTGTCACAGTGGCACTGATGAACAAATTCGGTGCATCAGTCAATGGGCTCATCGATGCAGTAAACCTGATCACAGCAAAGCTCGGGGACGGGCTATTAAAGATTCAGGATTTCACATCAAATGGAACCTGGATAAAGCCAGACGGCGTGAGCATCGTTTTCGTTTGGGGTATCGGCGGCGGGGGCGGTGGTAGTGTTACTCCTTCGGGCTGGACAACGGGATCCACGAAGCGATTTCCAGGTCGTGAGGGTTTTTCAAAATTTGTTCCGGTCGTCGTTACAGATGATGTGTCTGTCACCATTGGACAGGGTGGGGTACCTGGACTGTCACAGAATACCCAAGGCGCTGGTGGTAGTGGTGGCGATACAGTTTTCGGTGATGTTATTTTCCGCGGTGGTTATGGTGGGCTTTCTTCTCAGACGGCAACATTACCGGATTACCTGATCAATTACGGGAGTCGAAACGGATTGTCAAAACATGGCGAGCCTGGTTGGGGCTCCACCTGGCAGTCCGATGGTGTCTCGGCTGCGTCAAATACTGGCGGCGGTGGAGGTGCTGGTTTGTCGAGTGGTAGCTTTGTGGCTGGTTCGGGTGGTTCGGGCAGGCTTTTCGTCGTTTGGATTGAATCAAAAATTTAAGTTTTTGGGAGGATAGATGTCAACATCAGTGAATAACGTGGCAATAGTGCCCGTGAATGTATTTTGGAAAATGGAACAAACAGAGGCTTTCGATTTTTCTGGCCTCACGGCGAGTGGAATTGCTGGAAAGTATGTCAAAATGTGGTCGGCGAAAGATGAAACCGCCTATTACGTTTGGTGGAATACTGGCTCTAGCGTGGATCCGGCGGTTGCGGGAAAAAGTGACATTGAGGTTTCGATTCTCTCCACGGACACGCCAACACAGATCGCCGCAAAGACTGCGACTGCTGTCGCTTTGGTGAGTGGGTTTGACGCGGATTCGAGTGGCGCAGTGATGACTGTCAAAAGAACTTCAGTGGGTGAAGCTACCGAAGCCGCCGATCAAAATTCTGGGGTACAGGTTAGTCTAATCCGCCGCGGTCGTGATATGGATTTGGGACTGCTCCAAGGCGATGTGGAGTGTAGCTTTGCCCCTTCGAACTTTACGCTCACCAGCCATCAAACGGGCCTCACGCCCTTGGCAGCTATCAACCAGGGATTTGAAACACTCGAGTGCACTACCACGATGCTTGAGACGCAAAAATCGAATCTGAAAGAAATTTATAAGATTTATGGCGGTTCTTCGACTCCCATCGGCGGCTCCGAAGTGTTCGGCGTAGGCTCAGCAGTGCAAGGGAAAAACATGATGGTCGAGGCCGGCCGATTGGTCCTAAAACCCGTTGGCGCTTCGGATGACAAAAGTAACTTTAACTTTATGTTGGCAATTCCAGTGCCTGATTCTTTAGTGTTCAGCGGTGAAAATCCCAGAACACTTTCGATCACATGGCAGGGCTTTGTTGATCGTGAATTTAACCCGAAATTTAACGCCATCGCCATTGGCGACGTAAGCCAAGCGGGACTATAAAAAAAGGGCGCGTGCGGTAAAGGCTTCGCGCGCTTTCTATGGAGGGCACTGTGACTGAAATTGATCTGGGCGACAATATTGTTTTCAAAGTTAGCTATGCGGGAAAAGAGTTTCGTCTACGTGAACCAACCGTGCGAGAAGTTCAAAATTTTAAAGATAAAGAAGAAGGCGCCGATCTGGTGACTGAGCTTTTGATTAAACTTGGTATGCCTAAGGAAGTTTTAGAAGAAATGCCAGTTTCAAAAATTAAGAAGCTGATCGACGGTATTGTTGGGGGAATGTCCGAAAAAAAGTAACCCAGCTCCAACTAGAAAAGGCGCAGGTCTGTCATTTCTACGGCTGGACGGATGCAGAGGTTGAAGCGATGGGCTTTTCAAAATTTGCGCTTTATTACAAATCGGCTCTAATGCTTACGGCCAAGAGAGATATTGAATTAATTTCGGTCGTGAATTTTCACGCATTTAAAAAAGAAGCTAGGGAAAAACTCATGCGCGGCTTAAAAACGGCCGCGTCACAATTCATTCAAAAGGACGTCAAAGACTATCGCGAGGTTCTAAAAAATCTGGCTTTAGGATTGATGAAACGCAATGGCTGAAATGAATGAAATCCAAATCGGAATTACACTGGATGACGGCACGGTCAAGCGCGGATTTGCTCGAATTTTAAACGATGGAACGAGCACCGCCGAGCAGTTGGGTTTGGCATTTAAAAAATCTTTTGCTGGCTTGGCTGCGCTTGGTGGGGTTTATCTTTCTTTTAGCAAACTTAAGGCTTTTGTAAGCGAGTCAATCGATCAGGCTGCCGCTCAAGAAGCGGCCGTCAATCGGGTAAACACGGCTCTACGTTTGGCTGGAACGTTCAGCGAGAGTGCTTCGCGGGCATTTCAAACCATGGCCTCCGAAATCCAGCGAACAACCGCAATCGAGGATGACCAGGTTTTATCGCTATCGGCTGTAGCTCGGGCGATGACGAGCTCTAACGAGCAGGCGATGTCTTTAACGAAAGCGGCCATTGAACTCGGTGTCGCCACGGGCAAAGGTCCCGACGAGGCCATGCAGTCATTAAATGCGACGCTCTCCGGTTCCGTCGGTCGATTGGGTAAAGTCATCCCTGAATTAAATAAATTCACGGCCGAACAGTTGAAAGCCGGGGCGGCGATTGATTTCGTAAATCAGCGTTTTGGAGGATCCGCTGCATCTGAGCTAAATACATTTTCCGGCCGCATCGCCAATTTGCAAAACGTGTTTGGAGATTTTAAGGAAGAAATCGGGGGACTAATAACGACAAGCCCGGCTCTTTTAGCGGTCTTTAAATTCTTCAGTGACCGGCTAGTCGCGGCAGGGCAGGCGGTTTCAAAATTCGGATCAAGCGGTGATGCTTTAAAGCCTTTGCTTTTAACTTTAATTGATCTCTCTACGGTGATCAATTACTCCGTCGGTGGGGCACTAGAACAGCTTTTCAATGTGAGTAAGATCGTTTTTGAAGGAATTAGAACTGCTGCACAGGCGGTTATATTTACTTTAGCCTCGGCGGCGGCAAAGGTTATTGGATTTTTCTCGCCAGACAGTGAATTAAAGAAAAACCTTGATACTTTTGTCGAGTCATCAGGCTCTGTGCTTTCGGATTTTTCTACTAATGTGGCCAACGCATCAGAGAATATTTTTAATTTCAACGCCACTCAAAATCTAGGACAAGCGATTAGTGATCTGAGGTCGCAAGTAGAGTCGGCGACGCCGGCGATTCAATCAAATCTTGAGGCCATCAGTGGCTCTGCCGCCAAGATGGCCGATGAAACTTCTCGCTCGGTGGCTGCGGCCTATGAAAAGATTCGTTCATCCTTTCAGCAAGGTGTTTTGAACAGTATAACCGCGGGAGTTTCGGCGATTGGTAAAACGCTCGTGACCGGAGGGAATGCCTTTCAGTCTTTTTCAGCTGCAGTTCTTGGAGTAATCGGCGATATGTCGATTCAGATAGGTTCGACTTTGGTGGGCATCGGAATCGGGATTGACGCCTTAAAAACTTCACTTTTCACATTGAACGGAGCCGTGGCCATCGCCGCAGGTCTCGCATTGATCGCGCTCGGCGGTGCACTAAAGGCGTTGTCTGGTGGTGGAATTTCGCCTGCATCTTCTGGTGCAGCGACAACTGGCCCCGGTGGCGGATACGTTGCGACCGATCCAGAGATCGCGAATCCAAGTCAAGAAATTCGTGATGAGCAGTCCGCGCGAGTAACCGTCAATATTCAGGGCGATGTCCTCGACGGTCGAGAAAGCGGTCTAAGAATAGTTGAACTAATCAATGAAGCTGGTTTTGCCAATGGCGGCAGGGTGCTCGCATGATCTATTCATGGTCAAAATTTAATTACGGACACGACGTTACGTCGAATAATCAGTTGATAACCTTTTTGGAGCCGACCCAGGAAAACACGGAACTAATTGCCACCATACCGGCTAAAGACTACACGCCCGGGGAATTTGTCGAGGCGGTTGAGGCTGCCATAAACGATGTGGGCCAGCTCACCTATTCGGTTACGCTTGAGCGTGAGACTAACCTAATCACGATCGCAGCGAATGCCAGCTTTTCGCTTCTTTTGAATTCGACTACGACCACAAAAAAAGCGTTTAGCATTTTAGGATTTGTCGGGGCATCAGACCTGACCGGAAGTGCCTCTTACACCGGCAACGAAGCCTCCGGAGAAACCTATTACCCGCAGTTTTTGCTTCAAAGCTACGTGCCACCCGAAAATTGGATTGAGAGCATGGACGCCACCATCAATAAATCTGCAGACGGGCGAATTGAGGTAGTGAGATTCGGAGAAGAAAAAAAGCTGGAATTCGAAATCAAATTCATCACAGACCTGTCTATGGACGGTCTGGTCATAAAAAACAACCCAAGTGGGCTTCAGGATGCTAGAGATTTTCTGGGCTATATCGCTCAAAAAAAGCGATTTGAGTTTGTTCCAGACGTGGCATCACCTTCGGTATTTTATAAAGTGATTCTCGATAAAGCCCCAGGATCCGACAAGGGAACGGGTTTTAAGTTAAAAGAACTTTACACACAAAACCTGCCGGACGTTTACGAAACAGGAATCCTACAACTCAAGGTCGTAACTTAAGTAATCAAGTTGGTTTAGCTCAGCTAAAGGGCGCGCTGTGCTTTTCTTCCCGTAAAATGAGGCTATGGCCAACGCGCACATTGATGAAAAGACAAAAATTTCTTTGTTTGCGGTCGTCATTAGTCTATCGAGCGTCATAATGGCCACGATGTGGCTGGCTGTATTGAGCTCAAGGACAGAGCAAGCCTTAGCGCAGTCTTCGGAAAATAAAATGAAATTTGAAAAACAAACCGATTTGTTGCGCGACATCCACGGTCGCGTAATTCGAATTGAAGAGAAGTTGTCAAATATGAAAGTGAGAGGAAAATGAAAGAGACCAAAGAAGCCCTGATCGCAGCCGTCACCCTTTACGTGTTCGTGAAAAAGCGTCTAGCTGATGGCCTGCAATTGGAAGATGCGATTGCCCTTGGCGAGGCTCTTGTCAAAGATGGTGAGTTTAAGACAAAAGTCTTAGCTGGATACCAGGACGCAGAACTAATTGCGAAAGAGTTTGAAGATTTCACGATCGTGAAAGGTTTAGAACTCGCACAAATCGTCCCGACCTTGGTTGAGATGCTTCAACCACAAAAAGCATAATGTCTGCTGCTATTGTTGAGTTTTTTAAGAACATCGGCACCATTTTCACGGTCTTGAAGTCCGTGATGGAACTCATTAAAGAACTTCAACGCATCAAAGAAGCTCAGCGGCAATCTGATCTCCAAAAAAAATCAGCTGCTAGGGACGCGGCTCTGGATTCTCAGCCGAAAAGTGAAAGCGAGGCAGACTTTGATCGCGCTCAAGAGATCATTGTTGGTAATAAGCCTGTTTAGTCTGGTTTCGTGCTTGGGTGCGGTGCCAGAGTTCCCAGAAATATGGCAGTGTGGCTATTCCTCCAAGTTTAATAAATTTCGGTGCGTTAATAGCAAAACGGGCGAGGCTAAAAATCTAAAACGTGACGACCCTTCGATGGAGGGATCTCAGTGCTTGAGTGTCAATGACTATCGTTTGAGCGAACGATGGGTCGATACTGTAATCAAGATTGCCGAAAGTCGCTGCCGATGAAGAATTTTTTCCTTTCAATAACGATTAAATTCGCTGCGTTTAGTTTATTAGTCCTACTCTTGTATTTGACGCCCATCTGGGTTTTGTGAGGATTTAAAGATGGATCTGATCCCACCGTTTGCAAAATGGATTGGGCGATTGATGAAAACGCGGGGGCGCTACGCTAAAGGCTGGCCCGTCGGTGCTGTGGTTCACTTCACAGCCGGTGCCGACGGGGCTGAGAGCACGATTCGCTACGGCGCTAGCCAAGGCTATGCTTTTTGGTGTATTCAGCGTGACGGCACTTTGGTCTGTGCTCATCCGGCAAATGAGTGGGGTTATCACGCGGGCGAATCGGCTTGGAAACGATTTGCTAAAAAACTCATCGGTGGCGTGAGTGATGACCTGATTGGTATCGAAATCAACGCTGCCGGCCAGCTTAAAAAACAATCGGATGGCAATTTTAAAACGTGGTGGGGTGCTACGATCCCGTCCGACCAGGTGAGGTATTCGGATGGAAAAGCCAACCAGCAAAAGGGCTATTACGAAGTTTTTACCCCGGCGCAGGAGAAAACACTTGTGGAAACCCTTTTGTGGTTAAAACAAAAGGCGCCCCGTGTTTTTGATTTTGATTTTGTGCTAGGGCACGATGAGGTCAGTGGCCCCTTGGGTATTGGTTATTTTAGAAAAAACGATCCAGGTGCGGCCTTGAGCATGACCATGCCTGAATTTAGAAGTTTTCTTGCCGCAAAGTACGCTCAACAGATCGAGCAAAAGCAGGGCATAGCACCACATGATTCTCAACCGCTAGCTCCATTAGCCTAGTGTGCATTTCCTTTGGCTCGGCGTGCTCTGCTGAGTAGTGGCAACGGCGGCAGGCATAGCGAAACGGCTTTTTCCGACGTTTCGCTGGCGGCTCACCTTTTTTTGTGTGAATACCAAAACTTGAAACATCAATTCCGATCGTAAAGCCTGACACGGGCTTTGGATAGCAAACCATGACACCACAGTAGTCCCTGGCCCTGCTTCTTAAAAACGTCACGTAACAGCTAAGCATACTTTCAATGGAAAATTTGTTGATGGTGGGCACTCCGGGCACCGTGATGCGAGTCGTTTTGTAACGGCCAATGAGGTCAAAAACCTCGTGGGCGAACACAAATTTGGCTTCTGCGAAACGCGCACGGATTAGAGTCATGCCGTCCAGTGTTTTTTCCTGAAAGCTGTCGGCGCTTTGCTGGGCGATAAATTTCGCCATCTTTTGCCGGTGTCCGCGGCCATCAACCCACACAAAATCGAGAACCTTTTTCGCCTTCGGAACTGCCGGGACATTACTCATAATGCGGTATTAAACACCTTTTTTTGTTTATTCAAACAAGTAACCCTCTGCGATGATTGATAAAAAGTTAATTAAAAGACGTTTTTTTAATAAAAAAAACCAAGACGCGAGACCATTTTGGCACTAGAAGCCTATGTTTTTAAAATCAATTTAAATGAATCATCTAATGAGCGAGCGCAACGCATGGAAAAAATAAAAAATAATCCGCCGCGTCGGGGGGGGGTAAATACATCGTCAGACCGAACGCAATTAAAAAATTTGATTGAATGTGAGAACCTCGAAGCGTTATTTAAATGGCTCTGGCAAGAAGAGCCTTCATCTGGGGCCACCTTGCCAAGAGCTCGTGATTGCCGGTCAGTGCCCAAACGACCAAGGCCCGCACTTTTTCTGGTGCAACCTCAAAAAGTGGAACGATAAGCGAGGCAAGTTCAAGCGAATTCATCTCACGCGCGTTGCTAACGATCGCGGACAATTGGGCATGACTCAATTTAGCTTTTGATCCACTTGAAAAAAGATCCTCTAAGGAAATCCCGAGACCTTTTGAAATGGCTGCTAAGGTGGCGACTTTTGGGTTTGCTTTGCCGGACTCAATTCTTTGCAGCACACGGGTTGCGATGTTGGCCATACCTGCCAATTCCTCCTGCGTCAGCCGCGCCTTTTTTCGTAGGTTTTGAATGTTTTGGCCCAGGTCTCTGGAGTTTGCCATCTTCACAATTTGACACGACTCAAAAGACGTTGCCACGTCGTTAAAGGCGCATTTTCTGGTGGACACACGACCTAAAACGTCGTACTTTGCCCCAATGTCGAGGAAAAATTGGTTAGAGATTCTGGATGAGATCCAGGGTCTAGTTGGTAAGCGCGAGGCGTTAAGATTGATGGTTCTGGCGAAAATCAGTCCAATCACTGCGGACAAAATGCTCCGCAGATCTTATCCCAGCGTCCCGCGTTTGAAGACGTTGCATAAACTCGAGCTGATTTTAGAAAAGGTTCGGAAATAGGGTTTTAGTCGACATCTTCACGAATGAAACTTCGGCGGCGAGGTTAAGGCACTCGTGCGCCATTGTAGGGAGAAGGTATGACTGTCAGGGGCTTTTTCGACAGCGAGACGCTAGGTTCAGGCGATTTATGTTATCGCATTTCGTATAGGGCCGTTGTTTTCACGGGCATCTGGTTCAATACAAATCAGGTCGAGTGTTTCGGCGAAAAAGGTGAATTCTTCGCGTTTGCAGACTTGCCCGAGGATGATCAAAAGAAACTTAAAAGAGAACTTTGCATATCGGTTGAGGACCGTTTCGGATGCAGACTTCGACTGCAAGAAGAGCCGGGCGGTTGGTGGTGTTTTCGCGAGGAGGCGCCGGAGTGGGTATGAGCTTTTGTCCAGACTGCCGGGCGTTCGAGGGTTATTGGATTGAAGATGAAAATGGAATTGAAGTTTGTGCCGAGTGTGGAGCTGAAGGCTCCCGCCAGGATGTGCCTGAGCACGGTGACTATAACCTCGAAAGGTAAGTAATGAGGAAAAAGCGAATTGTTTTAAAAAAACGCCCGTATGGTCAGGTGGCGATAGTGAGTAAGCGGCAGCTGGTGGATGTGTTGGAGACACTTTTTGTCTGTGTGGAAAATAGCGACTTTACGTCGAGCAGGTTCAAAGGTCTGGTCGCAAAATCAATGGCGCTTTATGGCCAGGTAGTAGGGTGAATCGATGCGCGAATTAAAAAGAGCTTTGGCCTTCTCGCATCAAATGACGTCGGCCGAGTATCACGCGCACGCCGCAATCTCAAATTCTCGATTGACGTTGCTGGCAAAGAATCCTGCGTATTTCAAATTCATACTCGAAAATCCATCAGAACCAACCAGGGCAATGCGAGATGGTTCTTTGATTCACGAGGCACTTTTGCTGCCGGATGATTTTTTTCGGAATCACGTTGTAATGCCGGAGGTAGATAGACGAACGAAAGCCGGCAAAGAACTTTACGAAAAATTTCTGATCGAAAATGAAGGCAAAGCCATTCTATCGCCCGAAGAGTTTGAAACCATAAATTCTATAAAAAGATCGGTTTACACTCATCCCACCGCGAAAAAACTGCTCGAGTCAGGTCACGCAGAGCTGTCGTTTTTTTGGGAGGATGAGGCCTCAGGGATTGAATGCAAGTGTCGTCCAGATTTCTTGCGTGCTGGGCATATCGTCGTAGACGTGAAAACCACTGAGGATGCGTCATTTACGGCATTTCAAAAGTCGATATTGAATTATCGTTATCACGTTCAGGCAGCGTTCTATCTCGACGGATTGTCGGTCGTTACCGGCGATAAGTATGACACTTTTGTCTTTGTGGTTGTCGAAAAAAGACCGCCTTATCAGGTGGCGGTTTACTGCATCGACGAGGCATCAGTTGAAAAAGGTCGTGAGGTATACCGTAATAATCTCACGACACTGGCTGAGTGTCGTCGTCGTGGATTGTGGCCAGGTTATCCCGAACAAATTCAAACTATAAATTTGCCGGCGTGGGGTTTTTAAGCATGAATGAAGTTGCTCTAACAAATCAAGATTTTACGAAAGAACAGTTGGATCTTATTAAAAATACGGTCGCCAAAACTGCGACGAATGAAGAGCTAGGACTTTTTCTCTATCGTTGTAAAAATATGGGTCTCGATCCGTTAAAGCCTGGCCAGGTGCATTTCATAAAATATGGAAGCAATCCAGGCACGATCGTTGTCGGTATTGACGGGTTTCGCAGCCGAGCTGCGCGAACGGGTAAACTCGTCGGTATTAAGCGCGGCGTGATTCGCGACGATAGTGGCCGCTGCGTTGGTGCATGGTGCGAAGTCTATCGAAGCGACTGGCATCATCCCGCCCGTGAGGAAGTATCTTTGTCGGAATACAACTCGGGGAGGGGTCAGTGGTCGAAGATGCCCGAAACAATGATCAAAAAAGTTGCAGAAGCATCGGCCTTAAGAATGGCATTTGCGGACGACTTGGGCGGACTCTACTCAGACGATGAAATGGAGCAAGTGCAACTCCGTGAGGTCTCTTCGTCAGGCCAGACAGCACGTGCGCAAGCGGTCATATCTAGTCATGAGCCCGAAATGATCGAGATAGAAGAACCTGACCTAGATGAGTGTTTGCACGAAGCAAAAGATGAGGACGTTGGTGAATATCTAATACCGATAGGAAAGCAACTCAAGGGAAAGCGTCTAAAAGACGTCTCCCCGGATAGATTAAAGACGTATGTCGACTGGGTGGAAAAAAATATCACAATGAAAAACGAAGCGACCAAAGAATTCTTATTTTTCGCCGAGAAATTTTTGGCTGAGTGAATACAAACGGGGGGCGGGTGAAAAACAAAATTGATAAATCAGCACCGGGACAGTTTGAAGTAAAAGTGGATGTCGGTGCTCTGATGTTCTCGCTTGCTTTGGCCGGAATCGGTTATTTTTTTATGAGGACTTTGTTTTAAGCGCGATCGGGCCGTGCCTTTTATGATGGGCCTTGCCAGCGGTCCGTGAGCGCACTGTTGGAGGGGAAAATGGGTAATCAACCGGGGGGACAATTTGAGGGAAATTTTTGAACGGTACGCCAAAACTGGCGCGATGACAAAAGAGGATCTCGCCGAAATTTTAAAAGTGTGTCCTGAGTCAGTAAGGAGAATGGCTGCGGCGGGCAAAATTCCTCGAATAGCGCATCTGCGTCTATTAAGATTCGACCCAAACAAAATGATTGATGTATTTTGTGGGGCTGAGCCAGAAGGCAGATCTTTGACAATTAAAGGGCACAAGACAAGCGAGGAGGAGTTTCTCGAATGTCTTTAAGATACAGACCAGACCGCAAAAAATGGGAATTGTCGGTTAAAATTGACGGAAAAAGAAAGCGGCTACTTTTCGACAAAAAAAGTGAAGCCGCCGAAGCCAAGAAGAAAACGGATGTTTCTAACCCCGAGCCTGTTCCACAAGAAGTGAGCACGATCGAGGGTGCGATTAAAGTTTATTACAAAGAGCGATCCGCGAACAAGTCGCCCCGCTCAATGAAAAACGAACGACTCTACTTTAACCTAATGTTCAATTTTTTGGTGGGCCGTATTGGGCTTGTAACGCTAAGTCAAGTGGAGTATCGCCACATGGTAGCGTTTCAGAAATGGCTTTCCGAGCCACAAGTGGTTAAG